CACGTGACTTAGTAAGCCAGCTAGACAGCCCAGACGATGAGCCGGAAGAGGGTGATGACGAACATAACTGACTCCGTCTCCCTGAAAGACCTCCCAAAAATCCTGCCTAAGTTAAGTGAGCAGGAGAGGCGGCAGCTTTTGTTCGAGCTTGAAGCTCTGGAGGCGATGAAAGAGAAGGAACTGCAACAGCAGCGGTTCATTAAGTTTGTCGAAGCGGTCTGGCCGACCTTTATTGCGGGGAGACATCATGCTCGGATGGCTGCGGCGTTTGAAAGAGTGGCTAATGGAGAGTGCAAAAGGCTCATCATCAACATGCCACCACGGCACACGAAGTCAGAATTCGCCTCATACCTGCTGCCAGCATGGTTTTTGGGCAAGTTTCCTCACAAAAAAGTGATTCAGACGGCCCATACGGCGGAATTGTCGGTGGGTTTTGGTCGAAAAGTGCGAAATTTGGTCGATTCTGAGGTCTATCGGAGCATTTTTCCTGACTTACAGCTCTCTGCGGACTCTAAAGCAGCGGGTAGATGGAACACAAGTAAGGGTGGCGACTACTTCGCTATCGGTGTTGGGGGTGCTGTGACCGGTAAAGGTGCGGATATTCTCATTATTGACGACCCGCACTCGGAACAAGAGGCTGCACTAGCCCAGATTAACCCCGACATCTACAATAAAACCTACGAGTGGTACACATCAGGCCCACGGCAGCGACTCCAGCCGGGGGGTGCAATCATTATTGTTATGACCCGGTGGTCATTGCGTGATCTTACTGGGCAGGTGATTAAGTCTAGTGCCGCAAGAGGCGGAGATGAGTGGGAAGTGATCGAGTTCCCTGCCATTTTGCCCAGCGGCAACCCACTTTGGCCTGAGTTTTGGTCACTAAATGAGTTGGAAGCCCTGCGTACTGAACTGCCGAACGGCAAGTGGATGGCTCAGTACCAGCAGCAGCCGACATCAGACTCAAGCGCGATTATTAAGCGGGAATGGTGGAAAGTCTGGGATAAAGAGAACCCGCCACAGTGCGACTATGTGCTCCAGACGTGGGATACGGCGTTCGAAAAGAACAATCGGGCTGACTATTCGGCCTGTACAACGTGGGGCATCTTCTATAACGACGAGGACCACGGCCTACCCAACATCATCCTGCTCAACTCGTTCAAGGCTCGGATGGAGTGGGTCGAGCTGAAGGAAACGGCGTTTAGGCACTATCAAGAGTGGGAGCCTGACAGCATACTGATTGAGAAAAAGGCGACAGGTGCGCCACTTATATATGAGTTCCGGTCGATGGGTATCCCAGCGCAGGAGTTCACGCCGGGTAAAGGTAATGACAAGATTAGTCGCTTGAACGCTGTATCGGACATCATTGCGTCCGGTAAGGTCTGGGTGCCAGAAACGCGATGGGCTGAAGAGCTTGTCGATGAGATTGCAAGTTTCCCCAGTGGCGAGCATGACGACTTAGTTGACGCGACAACCTTAGCGTTGGCGCGGTTCCGTCAGGGAGGCTTTATACGCCTGCCAAGTGACGAGCCAGAAGACATCAAGTGGTTCAAGGGCCGACAAGGCCAAGATAAATACTACAACGTTTAAGGAAAAATCATGGCAATTGATAAAGGACTGTATGCAGCGCCTCTCGGTTTGGCCGATGCAGCTGCGGCGGAGCCGGACTTAGAAATCGAGATCGAGAACCCTGATGCCGTGCGCATCGAAGCTGATGGGGTTGAGATTGAGATGGAGAAGCACGAGCCAACCGACGAAGACTTTGACGCTAACCTCGCTGACTTTATGGACGAGGGTGAGCTGGCGACATTGGGTGACGAGCTGGTGGGTGACTTCACTGGCGACGTGGACTCCCGCAAAGACTGGGTAGATGCCTACGTCAAAGGTTTGAAACTACTGGGTTTGAAGACAGAAGAGCGTAGCGAGCCGTGGTCTGGCGCGTGTGGTGTGTTCCACCCGATGCTCTCTGAAGCCGTTGTGCGCTTCCAGTCAGAAGCTATTGTTGAGACATTCCCTGCGATGGGTCCGGTCAAGACACAGATTGTCGGCGCTATCGACAAGATGAAGGAAGAGGCAGCAGCACGGGTTCGTGAAGATATGAACTACAGGCTGACTGAAGAGATGGTCGAGTATCGGCCTGAGCATGAGAAGCTTTTGTTCTCTTTGCCGTTGGCAGGCTCCGCATTTAAGAAGGTCTACTTTGATCCAGCACTGGGTCGCCAAGTAGCGATGTTCATCCCCGCTGAAGATATGGTTGTGCCTTATGGCGCGGCTTCTCTGGAGACGGCGGAGCGTGTGACGCACGTCATGCGTAAGACCAAGAACGAGCTGCGTAAGCTGCAAGTAGCAGGCTTCTACCGTGATGTCGATCTGGGTGAGCCTCAGAATGTGCTGGACGACATTGAGAAAGAGAAAGAACGTGAGCAGGGCTACGTCGGTAATGTAGATAGCCGGTTCAAAGTGCTGGAGATGCACGTCGAGTTGGACTTGCCGGGGTACGAGGACGTAGATAAAGATGGCGAGCCAACAGGTATCGCACTGCCTTACGTCGTCACTATTGAGCGTGGCACACAGACTATTCTGTCTATTCGTCGGAATTGGTACGAGGATGATGTGCTGAAATTAAAGCGCAATCACTTTGTTCACTATGTGTATGTGCCCGGCTTTGGCTTTTATGGCTTTGGCTTCATTCACTTGATCGGTGGTTACGCTAAGGCAGCTACTTCTATCATCCGTCAGTTGGTTGATGCAGGTACGCTGGTTAACCTGCCGGGTGGTCTCAAAGCCAAAGGTCTGCGGATCAAGGGTGATGACACACCAATCGCTCCGGGTGAGTTCCGTGATGTGGACGTGGCCTCTGGTTCAATCCGTGACAACATCTTGCCGCTGCCGTATAAAGAGCCAAGCCAGACGCTGTATCAGTTGTTACAGATGATTATCCAAGAAGGTCGTAGCTTTGCTTCTGCGGGTGACATCAACGTCAGTGACATGTCGGCAAATGCACCTGTTGGTACGACACTGGCTATTCTTGAGCGCACACTGAAGATCAGCACAGCAGTTCAAGGTCGCCTGCACTACGCGATGAAGAACGAGTTCAGGTTGTTGAAGGCAATCATTGCTGACTACACATCGCCTGACTATAGCTACGAGCCAACAGATGGTTCACGCTCGGTCAAACGCAGTGACTACGACCAAGTGGACATCATCCCAGTCAGCGATCCAAACGCTGCGACCATGGCGCAGAAGATCACTCAGTACCAAGCAGTGATCCAACTCGCTCAACAGGCACCACAACTCTATGACCTGCCACTACTGCATCGTCAGATGATTGAGGTCTTGGGTATTAAGAACGCAGCTAAGCTTGTGCCCGCAGAAGAAGACCTTGATCCGATTGATCCAGTTCAAGAGAACCAGAATGTGTTGATGGGCAAACCTGTCAAAGCATTTATTGAACAGGACCACGAGGCTCACATCGCTGTGCACATGGCAGCTATGCAGGACCCGATGATTATGCAGTTGATGCAAAACAACCCAGCAGCGCAGCAGATTCAAGCAGCAGCTATGGCGCACATCAACGAGCACATTGCATTCCAGTATCGCAGGGAGATTGAGCAGCAGTTGGGCGTCATGTTGCCAACCGAGGAGCAGAACAAGCACATGCCTCCAGAAGTTGCAGCGCAAGTGGCTCAGATGTCAGCACAAGCAGCTCAGCGACTGTTGATGAAGAACCAGCAGCAGGCAGCACAACAGCAAGCTCAACAGCAAGCGCAAGACCCTGTCATCCAGATGCAGCAGCAGGAACTGCAATTAAAACAAGCAGAAATCCAACGCAAAATGCAAAAAGATCAGGCAGACCTGCAATTGAAACAGCAGCAACTGCAAGTTGAGCAGGCCCGCATCGAGGCACAGAAACAGATCGCTGGGCTGCAAGCAGGCATTAAAGCAACTCAAGGTAAGAACGAGCTGCAAGCACGGATGCAAGCAGAGGGCATAAAGCTTGGTATGCAAGGGGCAAAGCAACGTCAAGAGGCAGCACGTGCTCAACAACCAGCACCACCGAAGGAGAAAAAATAAATGAACGACCATACCGTCCTTGGCTACCTTAAAGATAAGTTCAAGGACGAGCAAAAACATCGAGCCGAGTCCCTAGCGAACGGCTCTGCAAGCAGCATGGAAGAGTACAAATACGTAGCCGGAGTAATCCGGGGTCTAGCTTTGGCTACGGAAATCCTTGACGACCTCGTGCAACGACTGGAGAAATCTAATGACTAATGATGTTGATCTGACTCAGGCTGTGGACTTGTCTGCAATTATGGACAAGTCGGCGGAAGAGAAAGCAACACAACTTCCTAAACCTTCGGGGTACCACATCCTTGTGGCGCTTCCTGAAGCGGAAGAAAAGTACGACAGTGGACTGATTAAAGCTGACGAGACCCGTCGGTTTGAAGAAGTGCTTGCTACCGTGTTTTTCGTAGTGGAGCTAGGCCCTGACTGCTACAACGACAAGGAAAAGTTCCCAACCGGCCCTTGGTGTAAAGCAGGTGATTTTGTTTTGGCCCGCCCTAATTCAGGCACCCGCTTGAAGATTCATGGCCGGGAGTTCCGACTGATTAACGACGATACGGTTGAGGCAGTTGTCCAAGACCCCCGTGGAATATCACGTGCTTAAGGAGAGATAGATGGATCAGATTGAGTTTGAATTTCCTGATGAAAAGGAAGAGAAGGCCAAGGCTAGGGCGGCGCAAGCTGAACCTGTAGCTGAGCCGGAACTTGACCTTGAAATCGTAGACGACACCCCTCCCCAAGACCGTGGCCGCAGACCCATGGCCGAGCCGCCGGAGGAAGTAACCGATGACGAGTTAGCTTCGTATGACGAAAAAGTCCAGAAACGGATTAAAAAGTTTACAAAAGGTTATCATGATGAGCGTCGGGCCAAGGAAGAAGCCCTGCGTGAACGTCAGGCGGCTGAGGATTTTGCTCGTCAAGTTTACGAGGAAAACAAGCTACTGCAACAGCAGCTGTCGGAAGGCTCCAAAATCTTCATTGAGCAGGGTAAATCTGCTGCCCAGATGGAGCTGGAAGCTGCCGAGCGTAAGTACAAAGAGGCTTACGAATCCGGTAATTCTGATGCCATGGTGGAAGCCCAGCGGAGTATTGCTAGTGCAACCCTGAAGCTTGACAAGGCTGAGAATCTTAGACCTATTGAAATAGTAGAAAAACCAGAGTATGCTCCGCCTAAATCGACACCCGCTCCTCGGGACGACAGGCTACAAGGCTGGCTTGCCGACAATCCGTGGTACGGGAGTACTAGTAATCTAGACCATAAGATCATGAGTCACACCGCCCTCGGCGTGCACGCGGCTCTAGTCGAAGAATATGGTCAGGGTTACGTCGGAACGGATGAATACTACGAGAAGATTGATTCTCGTATGCGAAGAAGTTTCCCTGATTATTTCAGGAGCCAGCAAGACACTCAGGAAACCGAGGAAGAAGAGCAGCCCACAAAGCCAGCTACTACCCGTGCCAAACCGGCTACTGTCGTAGCACCAGCTACACGTAGCACGTCGCCCAAGAAGGTAAAGTTAAGCGCTTCCCAAGTAGCAATAGCTAAGCGTTTAAATGTACCACTTGAACTCTACGCCAAGAAGGTTGCAGAACAGGAGAATCAATAATGGCAAACGAACCACGTCTCACTAGAGAGTTGGACTCTCGCTCGAAAACTAAACGTATGGAAGCATGGGCACCGCCAGAGTTGCTACCTACGCCTGACCCCGAGCCGGGATATGCGTTTCGCTGGGTACGAGTGTCAACTTTGAACACTGCTGACCCGTTGAATATCTCCGCAAAGCGACGAGAAGGCTGGGAACCTGTAAAGGCTTCTGAGCATCCTGAGCTTCAGTACCACATTGATTCGGATTCAAACACGAAAGATGTGGTTGTAATTGGTGGGTTGATGTTATGCAAGACTCCGGCAGAGTTTGTTCAGCAGCGTAATGCGTATTACCAAAAACAAGCTAATGACCAGATGACGGCAGTTGACAACAACCTCATGCGCCAGAGTGATCCGCGTATGCCGCTCTTTAATGAACGGAAATCTACAACGACCTTTGGCTCTGGAAAATAATTTTTTTGGAGTTTAAACATGGCTTATCCTACTGTAAGTGCCCCTTACGGCCTACAGCCAATCAATCTGATTGGTGGTCAGGTCTTTGCAGGCGCAACCCGTCAGTTGCCTATCACGACCTCTTCGGTCAGCTACAACACCGCTATTTATAACGGTGACGTAGTGCAACTGAGTTCCGCAAACAGCACAATTATCATCTCGACTCTGGATACTGACACTTCGCCAGTCCCCGGTGTTGTTGGTGTGTTCTTGGGCTGTTCTTATACTAACCCAGTGACCAAGCAGAAGACCTTCAGCCAGTACTGGCCCGGTTTTGCATCTGGCGTGACTGACGCAATGGCATACGTTGCTGATGATCCTGACCAGCTCTACAAAGCAGCTTCGGTTGGTAACACCGTCAATACCACTGGTCTGGTTATTAGCGCCGTGTCTCAAATCGTTGTGGGCAATAACGCCACTCTGATCCTGAACTCAGCCAATACTACTGCTGGTAATTCTAGAACCGGTGTGTTTGCCAACGCGGTAAGCACTTCTCTGCCGATGCGTGTAGTTGATGGTGTTCCTGACACTGCAACCGCAAATGGTTACACCGAACTGATCGTCAAATTCAACTTTGGCTATCATTCGTACAACAACGCCACTGGCGTAGCATAAGGAGCTTAAATCATGGCTATTTCACGCGCACAACTACTGAAAGAGCTGCTCCCCGGCCTGAACGCTTTGTTCGGTCTGGAGTATGCACGTTACGGCGAAGAGCACAAGGAAATCTACGAATCCGAGACTTCCGAGCGTTCGTTCGAAGAAGAAACAAAGCTGTCTGGCTTTAGTGCCGCACCGGTTAAGAACGAAGGTTCTGCAATCGCGTACGACAACGCACAAGAAGCTTGGACTGCTCGATACAACCACGAAACCATTGCTCTGGGTTTCTCGCTGACCGAAGAGGCCATCGAAGACAACCTGTATGACAGCCTGTCGGCTCGTTATACCAAAGCTCTGGCTCGTGCTATGGCTTATACCAAGCAAGTCAAGGCGGCTAACGTCCTGAACAACGGCTTTACCAACTCCGCGCAGTACTACGGTGGTGATAACGTCCCTCTGTTCTCGGCTTCGCACCCACTCGTTTCTGGCGGCACTAACTCGAACATCCCTTCGACACCTGCTGACCTGAACGAAACTTCGCTGGAAAACGCTGTGATTCAAATCGCTGCGTGGACTGACGAACGTGGTCTGCTGATTGCTGCTAAGCCACGTAAGCTGGTCGTTCCTCCTGCTCTTCAGTTCGTTGCGACTCGTCTGCTGGAAACCGAACTCCGTGTCGGTACCAATGACAACGACGTTAACGCTCTGAAGAACAACGGTTCGATCCCAGAAGGCTATACGATCAACCACTTCCTGACCGACAACAACGCATGGTTCCTGACCACTGACGTTCCAAACGGCATGAAGCACTTTGTTCGTAGCCCAATGGCAACCTCCATGGATGGTGACTTCGATACTGGCAACGTTCGCTACAAGGCTCGTGAGCGTTACTCGTTCGGCTGGTCCGATCCGTTGGGTATGTACGGCTCGCAAGGCGCGTAATA